AATTTTGTAGTATCAAAGTTATTATTACTATAATAATATGGATTTTGTATTATTGCGTGTGTTATAAACTGTCGTTTATCGGGTTGTAATTCAAACGCACCAATATAATATGGACCTTGTTTTAAATTTAGTGTTTTTGGAAAAAACCCTATATAAAAATAGGTTCTAGAACTATTTATGTTTCCAAAATCACGCATTTTAAACATATCTTGAAACATAAATGTTGGAAAATGATTTGGTTGATGTATCATATCATATGTCCATGTTTTAGCCCATTCAATGGATGACTCTGAAGTTAATAATTTTAAATCTTTAGAAGTTGGTTCTCTAATATATTTCTCATATGAACTATAACTTGTTAATAATTTGTGTGTAGTTGTTTGACTATCTATTTGACTATTGTTTTTATAATAATTATCTACAAAGTTAGTTATATAATTTTCTACATAGTTTTCATCAATAATATTTTTTTTATTATGGGTTTCTTCAACATCAACATTTAATGTTATATTACGTTGTTTTATAAAATCATAAAATGATTTGCTAGTGCTAGTACTATCACTATTACTATCACTATCACTATCACTAATATTAGACATTAATAGGGCACTTCTTTTATTTTTGTATAACTTTGCTTTGTTGCTTAATTTAATATTATGTGTTAAAATAAAAGCATTATTACAAATAATATTTATAAATATTAATATGCTATTATAATAATTCATACTATAATATAATAAAGTAATATTTTTAAATATTAACAATAATATTTTATTTTAGTATTATTTTAAACTATTAGCAAATTTATGGCAGCATATTTATGTGATTATAAAATTCATTTTTTTTTTCAACACTCAATGGTTCATAGTCAACTATATAATTTGTAGTATGTTCTTTAAATGGAGTTGTATTTTCTTGTAAGGCTAATGTTGGTGAAAAATAAATATTTTTGTAATCATTATTTTCTTGTGTAAATGAAATTAATGCTTTATTTGTTCCGCGTGCTAATAAATAATTTTGTTGCTCAGGACTAATACAAGCACATCCTTTAGATGTGCTATAATCTGTATTATATAAGCAACATTCCGGCAAAAATTTATTGTCTTGTAAAAATACTTTTGTAGGATCAATTTGAACATCATTATATGAATTTAAATTTAATTGCGGGTGTTTAAAAACCTTAGAAAGTTCTGTAATATTATCATAATTATGTTGTACAAAATTACTTGATAAATAATTATTATAACTTTCTGCCGAGTTATTTTTATGAGAATTTTTATAACTTTCAAAGCCATATATTAGACCCATTACAACAAATATTGTAAACTTATCAAATATTAATACAAATATAATAATACCTACAAAAATTTTCATTATTTTATTTTTAAATATATAGTGATTGAAAACCTTTATTTTATTTAATCTGTTATTTATATGTATTCCTTGTTTTAATAAATATTCATAAAATTTATGTATTGACTTATATAATTTAGATGTCATTTTTAAAAATTGTTATAATTAATATACTATAATATAATATTATAGTAATAATATAGTAATATAGTAATATTATTATTTTTATTTTTAAAATGCTTTTTCAACAAACCTATTAAATATTCCATACATTATACAAACAAGTATTAACCATATTATAGCTACTAAAAATGCTATAGTATAACCAAATAAAACACCTATAAGCAAATATGCCAAAAGAATACCTATACCTGGAATAGTAGCCCATAATAAAAAAAATATTATAATTAATATCATTAGAGTAACTAGTAATATTATTGGCGACAAAGCAGCCGGTATAACCATTGTTAACAACCATCCTGTTACAAAAACAACAAAGATTGCTCTAAATGATTGTACTAATAATGTGAGTGTATAATACGTTACAGTTAATGAAGATAATACTTTAGCAAAAAAATCATTCATATTCATAAAAAAATATTTAATATTTTCTAAAATAATTTGTAGTTTATTCATAATCAATGTAAAAATTTGTAAAATTAAATTATACATATATACAATAAAGTTTTGGAGCTCTATGAATGCTGTATGTATTGACCCAAATATTCCTTCAATAGAAAGTGCTGCACTCTCTATTGGCTTTTTTGCTTGTTGAGCTAATTCCGCATTTAATGTATTTAAACATTCATTAAAATTATTAATTATATAATCTAATTCTTTACCTTTTGATTCTTCACTATTTATTACCGAAGCAAACGGCATCAATAATGGATTACATTTATCTTGCTGCCAAGAAGTTTTATATGATTTTATAGCACTTATGATGAAAAAATATAGTGCTACAAAAATCACAACTATAAAAATAATAATAGTAAACCATATATCATTACTATAAAGTTCACTATAACTAGCATTATCAAAATAAGTATTTATTTTGTCAACTATTTTTTGATTAGTAGTTTCCATATTAATATAGAATACTAAAATTATAATAGTTATTAATTTATCAAATAATACAAATAGTTTGATAAATTAATATGTTTTATTTGTATAATTTATATAATTTGTTAAATGTTTATAAACCTCTTCCTGTAAATAGTCTAAATGCTGTTCCTGGAAGATCGCCTTTCAATGACTCTCCTAACTGAACAGCTGATGTCATTAAATATAATATTACTGTCATCATTGAACTTATTTTACCAAAAACATCTCCTACATTAATAAAAGTATTACTTAAACCACCCATTAACATATTTAATCTATTTCCTATATCTTCTACAACATTAAATGTACTTCCTTGTTGAGTATTTAATCCTAATTTTAATGATTCTAATACTTCCGTAAAAACATTTCCAGCTTCAGAAAAAGTATCAAGTGTATGAAATATAGGACTTAAAAAAGTGTTCATAAAAGTTCCTTGTGTTTCTTTTGTACATTCTTGAAATGTTGTAACAGGATCAAAACCAACTAATCCAGCAAAAGGCGTTACTCCTGGATTACATTTATATTCATCCCAATTATTTCTTAATTGAACTAATCCAATGCTTAATGTTATAGATAGTTGAATTATACAAAAAATTAATACAATTAAAAAAGCATTACCTGTATCACCTAATCCCATTAAATATTATAAATATAAATATAAATATAATATAATATAATACAAATATATTTATTTTATATTATAAAAATAACTAAAAGAATTAAATTTAATAACATTAAACATTAATTTTGCGTATTATTTTGCGTATTTTTTGAACATAAGGCAGCAAGTGTTTGGTTTGCACTATGAACTGTTTGTGCTCCTGAACTTTGTGCTCCACCTATTTCTGAAATAATATTTGAATTGTTATTATTAACAGAAGAACAAGCACTAATAAAAGGTACATTATTTTGTAAAACATTTGCATTATGTTGGTTATTTTCTATTGATGAAGCAATATTATTTACAACTTGTGATGGTGTATTGCCTTCTATTAAATTGTAATTTCCTAAATATAACATTAATAATAATAAACTTATTAATATTGCTATTACTAAATTATAAATTGTGTTTAATTTATATTTTAAAACCATTAAGTTAAACTAATATATAAAATTTAATATTTTAAATTTTTATATTTCAAATATTAAATATTAAAGTAATTGTTAATAATATAAATATAATGGGTGACTCAAATATTTTAAATCCACAACAAAGGTTAGATTTAGCAGCATTAATTAAAGCCAATGATACTGATGATTGTACAGAAGAAATTCGTTCAAAAAAACAAAGTCTTCTAATCAAAAATGATGTAAAACATATGATTTTATTAAAGCAAAAATATGAAAGATTGAGCAAATCTAATCCTAATGAATTTGATGCTATATGTGTTAAGCAATGTAATTTTTTATTTAATAATTATACTGATTTGTATAATAAAGTAAAAAACGACAATTTAGATTTAAATATTTTAGAGAAAGTTTTAGATATATTAAAAAAAATAGAAGATGGAGAATTAAATCAGCATGAAGGATCATACTTAGTTGGAAAATATTTAAAAGAAATGTATATAGATAGTGCTCTTAAAACTAAAGAAAAATTAGAAGCCAAAGAGAGAAATAAAAAAACTCCTAAAAAACCATTTGCTAATGTAGAAAAAAAAATAAGTTATAAAGATTATAAAATATTAAATAAATTAAATTAATAAACAAATCCTATTTAATCACAATCAACAAATTTTTCTTGCTCTTCTTCCAGTTGTGTGATTTTCCTTTTTAATAGTTTGATTTCCTCTTGAAAACTTTTATTATGTTCTTCTAATTTTGCATTTTCTTGTGCTAATGTGTTATTTTTGTTTGTTAAATCATGAATAAAACGTTTTAAACTTCTTAATTCTTTACTTTGTATATTAACAATATCTTGTGGACTACAACAATGTCCGTACATCTCAATATGTTCTTTTTGACTTTTAATAACCCAATTTTTATGTTTTTGACAACCAAAATGATTTTTTACAGATTGCGAATTAACTGGATATATTCTATCCATACAAGGACATCTGAATTTTTGACCATGTTCTTTAACTAATTCAGGAACTGTTTTATCACGTAATCCTTCTGTTTTTTCGTCATATTTCAATGTATACTCGGATGCGGTTTCAACAATAGTCTTGGTTTCGTTATCACAAATCATAATTGTTTCACAAATCATAGTTTTTATAAATATTATTAAATATTTATAACATTTTCATAATCAATTTTATTTTAATATTAACTAAAAATATTAATAAAAACATTATGTAAATAATATTTAAAAATAATATTTAAAAATATTTTGAACATTATTAGTATTAGAACAAAAAATCATTTTATAAAAATGATTTCATTATTATTTAAGAGAATGAAACATAGTAATATTAGTTATAATGCTAATACTAGAGTAACACTTATTGATAATTCTCTCATAAAAGCTTTAGAAATTGCTAATAATAGAAAACTTAAACTTGCCAAAATTAGAGACACAACAAAAGTAATTGAAATGAGTGAAAGTCATGATATCAAACCTCATATTAAAACTACAGATACTATTCACTCTTATGCTAGAAAAAATTTATAAAATTAATAACTTAGTTATTGATTTCATATTTTAATAATTATTTTATAAACTTTAGCATCTCTCAATTTATTTATATTAAAACTATTATTTTTACACTATTAAGTTAAAATAATAGTTTAATAATTATAAAATATTATAATATATTAATTATGAAAAACACTAATAATTATACTTTTATTACATATGGATTGCTAACTTTATTAATAATATTTATTTATTCTATTAGTTTTAAATATAAATTCAAAACTGCACAACATTTATCATTTAGAAGTATTACTAATGTAAATTCTAATAAAGAAAATTTTAATAATAAAGAAAATTCTAATGCTAAAAAAGATACTAAAGTTACAGAAGGATTTTCAAGCACTACTAATGATAATACTATGAAAAATGATGATATATTTAAAATAATAGAAAATAAATTAAAAGGTTTAGTTCAAGAATTAGGTGGAAACGAAGGTAAAACCGAAACAAAGAAAATTCTTGTAAATACAAAAAAAATATGTGATTTAGAGTGTGCTAAATGTATGATGACTATGATGAGTGAAAAAAAAGCAATGAAAACAATTGATTTAGAAAATATATTAGCCGATGAAACCGATGAAAATTGTATAAAATGTAAAAAATATACAGAACTATCTAGTTCTATTAAATCCATTATAGACAATTTATAATCAATAAACTATAATTGTTATTTAAACACCTATTTTATCGTGTGGTTTTCTGTATACGTAGCGTTCTTCAAAGTCACCTCTATTTACAGCATCCAATGTATAATTTTTGCCTCCCCAATGTGGATCCATAGGATTTACACTTTTAGTACCTGGTTGATGAAAAATTTTGTCAAGTGGAGTATTTAATCCAATATCTTGATTTTGAGAATCAAAACCATTAAACATATTAGTATTAAATACTTCATTATTATCTTTTGTAGCATCTAAAATTTCATCTTCTTTTGAATCATTTTTTAAAAAATCTTTAAGTTGTGAAGGTAATCCGCCTTCATTTTCAAATAATGATGACTTTACTTGTATTAATTCATTATTTTGTGTGTCGGTTGAATATTGTAAATATAATACTGGACAACTCATATTTTTATTATTTTGCCATTCTATAAATTTAGTATATTCTTCTAAATTATTAAAGGTTATTGGATTTACTCCAGCAGCTATAATTTTTTTTGAATTAAATAAATAGTATTTTCCATCTTTTTCAATTAACATATTAGGGCATTGTGTATTTGATGCGTTTGTATTATTTTCTAGTGGTTCATAATATTTATAAGAATTTATATAATAATATAATCCAAGCACCATAAAACTAGCTATTATAAACAAATTTAATTTATTATTAATATTATAAAAAATATCAATATTCGTTTTCATATTCATATTATATTATTATTATATTAATAATATAATATATTATTTTTTACAAATATGTAATATTATTTTCACAAATATGTAATATTATTTTCACAAATATGTAATATTATTTATATATATTATGTAATATTATTTGTTTACATTATTATATAACATATATATAATAATGCCTGTTAAAATATATAATAATGATGTAAATAATCAAGAATTAAATAACTTATTAAAAAATAATACATTATTTGTAGGTGTGTTTAGTGAAACTTGCTCTCATTGTATAAATATGAAACCTGAATGGAATAAATTTAAATCACTTATAATGAAAGAAAAGTTAAATGGAACTATTTTAGAAATTAACGCCAAATTATTATCTTCTATTAATAATCCCTTAATAAATAACAATGTTCAAGGATTTCCTAGTTTATTTGTAATTAGTAATAATAAATATGTAGCTAATTATGAATTAGAAAGAACTGGAGAGAATTTCCTGAAATTTTTTAAAAAATATATTCCTGTTATGCGTTCTAAAAGAACAAACACTATGACTTCAAAGAAGAGTAAAAGATTAAAAAAAATAAATCCTAATTTTATAAAAAAATCAAAAAATTATAGTTCAAAATTAAAACTTGGAGAGAATATATCATTGTGTAAACATGCTAAAAATGGTATAAATGGATGCTCAACATGTTGTTCTCAATTTAAAAAAAGAAAAACATATAAAAGATGTATTAAAAAATGTATGAAATAGTTATTTATCTTATTTTTGGATTAATACATAGATCCATTGTTGGAAAAATGTCTCCAGACATACATTTACTTTTAGATGATACTTTTGCACAATGTCTTATATTATTTTCTTTACCAACATAACAATATCCATGTTGTTCAGAACTACTAGGTTCAGGTACTTTATCTTCTTTTTTAACAATCAAATTTTTAATACTATTTGATACATCTTGCACACGATTTTCTATTTTTCTTTCATTTTTTAAATCACCTTCTTCGCCTTCATTTTCATCTTCATCTTTATTTTGATTTTCGTTTTCTTTAGTTGATGTTATTTTATCTTGTTTAATAGTTGATTGTAAATAATTAATACCAGATGTTGAAGTAGTTGCTATAAAATTAATAGAATTATTAAAAATATCTGTTATAAATTTTAATAATATTTGTAAAAAATTTGATGATTCTGTTGCTATTGTTTGTGCCCCTTGTGACGTATGTTGTAAAGTTGTTTTAGCAGTGTCACCTGATACCATTGCTATTACATATGCTATTGGAGATAATAATGCGGTCACAATATCTGTACCTTGTGCTAAATATTTAAATATATTAAATCCCAAAAATGCTAATAATAGTATAATAAAAATCCAAAAAAAAATACTTTTTACAATATTTGTTTTTGGTTGATTGTAACTTGGTTCATTGTAACTTGGTTGGTTGTAACTTGGTTGGTTATTTGTCATAGCACCTAGTGGTGTATTTGAAAAAGTATTAAATGCTTCCTTAAAACTATTTATAGTGGAATAGTTATTATTCATTATATATTATTTTATATTATTATAGATTAACAATAATTTATATTTGTGTAATTATAAATTATTATACTATTTATATAGGAATATTATGAAATTAAATACAAAGAAATTTAAAAATACATCTAAAAACCTATCACTTAAATCTAGACAATCACTTAAATCTAGACAATCACTTAAATCTAGACAATTTCTTAAATCTAGACAATCTCTTAAATCTATAAAATTACATTCTTTTTCACCACTATTAAATAAACAATTAAAAATACATTCATTAAAAACATTAAGACCTAATTCTTTAAAATTATGTGATGGTTTGTTGAATTTAAGAATAAATAAAAATGATCCTACGTCTTGTAAACCCTATAATAATTCTAGGGTTCAAGAACTATTACTTCATAATTTAAAATCATCTAAACATTTAGATGTGTCAAGATTTATACCACCTGTACAATTATTATCAAATTGTTGGTTTAATACTATGTTTGTAACATTTTTTTTTAGCGATAAAGGCAGAAAATTTTTCAGATTTTTTAGAGAATTAATGATAACAGGTAGAAAATTAGATTCTACGTTGATTCCTTCTAACATTGCCAAACTTTTTTTTATTTTAAATTTATTTATTGAAGCATCATATAATCAAACTAGTAAATCACATGAATTATTTAAAACAATGAATGCTTTAACTGATAAATTAAATACAAATTTTTTTATATATCACATATATCAAATTATCAACAATAAGCCAAATTCAATAAATCCTAATATATTATTTAATAACAATAATAAATTATATGATATACCTAACATAAAAGATGCTGGAAATCCACTTACTTACTATGAATCTATTTTAAAATATTTAAATTATGACACTTTAAAATTTATGAAACAAACTTTTACTAGCAACTCAAATGTTAAAGAAATTATTACAAAAAAATTTCAAAGTTTATCAAATATTATACCTGATATTATTATTATAGAAGATTTTCAGAGCACATGTACATATGAAACTTCATATACATTAATGAGTACTAGTAGTGAAGTCATTAATTATGTATTAGATTCAATTATTATAACAAATAAAGATCATTTTGATCCTGCAGCAAATAGTCATTTTGTAAGTCTTTTAACAGTAAATTCTCAAGAATACAAATTTGATGGAAGTAGTTTATCAAAATTACAACGCTTTAATTGGAAAAAAATGATAAATACTAATAAAAATTGGAATTTTAAAGAAAATCCAAAATATGTTCCTGAACGTTATAATTTTACAAAAGGTTACAAAATAATGTTTTATTATAGAACTTAAATTGTGTTATAAATTATAATACAATATAAATTTAAAGATTTAAGTTTATTATATAATATACAAATGCTAATTCAATCTTTAGAGGAAAATGTAGTTGAAAATTATTTAAAAGAAAATATTGGAAAAAATTTATCTTTACGAAAACTACATAAAGATTTAAAAATTAGTCGCAGAAAAATTATCTCATTTGTTAATAAATCCAAAAATATTAGTATTGTAAAACCATTAGATGTAGGGTCAAAAGCTTTTTTTTTACATGTTTATACATATCATAAAACTAATTAAAGATTATTTAACAACTCCATTTTTTCCATTGTTTTTTCTAAATTAGATTTTCCTAAATTATTAAATAAATAATCTGTTTTTGGTGATTCTTCATTTTTTTTTATTTCTTTATATATTGTATTTATTTTCAATACAATAGCTTCTGTTTCTTCGTGTTTAGTTATAATAGCAATAGTAAAATTAATATTTTCAATTAATAAAGCAAAAGCAAAATATATAATATATTTTCGTTTTTTTTTTACACTATTATTGTATTTAATAATAAATAATTCAAATAAATTTTTTATTATTTTATGTTTTAAGTTTAAATTATTATTAGCATTATTATTAGTATGTGTTATAGTATATTTTTTATCTATAATATTAGGATCACTATAATAAAATAAAATGTCCCATATTATCCATATTATATCATGAGTATTTCCTGATGGAGCATAACTTCTATTTTCACATACACATTTTTTCTTTTTTTTTATACATATATTTTCATATTCTATTATCCATTCATACCAATAATAAACATTTATTATGTTTTTATTTATTAAATTAAAAATGAGTTCATTTATTGGTATTATTAACTCTTTAGGGTCATCTTCTTTTAATATTTCTTCTATGTAAGTTACATTTGGAGCTTTAAATTTTTCACTCATACAAGTCAAATCAAAAGAATTATTTTTATCTAATTTAACATCACTTATTACATTTTTCTTATTAGAATAACATAACACACATATTATTTCACAAAATAATTTTCTTATTTTTTCATTATTTCTTAATGCTAATATATTTTGACTATAACCACTTTGTAAAATACTTATAAAATTATTATAACGCATATTTAAATACAATGTTAATTTAGGATTACCATTATGTATATATTTATATACATAATATAATATGATGTCCCATAAATCTAAAAAATGACCAGCACATATAAATTCTGCACTCCAATAACACGCATTTTCTATTTTTTCATCATATAAATTTTTTAATAATTCTAAACGGGCTTTTGATTTTTGAAATTTTGAAAAAGTAATATTTCTAAAAGAAACACGTATATCGTTTATATGATTAGTGTCCATTATTTTGGGTTATAATATTATTAATTTTAAGTTACATAAAAAATATAATATTAATACATAATAATAATAATATTATTATGAAATTATTTTCATTTTTAACAAACATAACAAGAGTAGCAGCGGAGAGAAATATTTATGTGCTATTAAATGAAACACTAAAACACTTTCTTAAATTGCCATTATTACACAAACTATTTTTACTTATGCTTATATTAGTATTTATATATTTAGTAAATAGAAGACCTTTAATTTATGAGAATTATGACGATATGACATCAAATAAAAGATTTGATAGTAAATTTGATGATGCTGTATATGATGCTTTTTACGCGAAATATTATGATAAAATTTATGAAAATAAAGAGCGAGATGTAGAACAATTAAAAATTATTGTAAGTTATGCTAAAAATAAAAAGTTTGTTAAATTTTTAGATGTAGGCTGTGGAACTGGATATCATGTACACTTGTTAACTAAAATGAAATATGATGTTGTTGGATTAGATAAATCTAAAAGTATGATTACAAAAGCACAATCAAAATATGCTAATTGTGAATTTATAGAAGGTGATATACTTAAAAATAATTTATTTGATTACAACTCATTTACACACATATTATGTTTAAATAAAACTTTTTACATTATTAAAGATAAAGACACATTTTTTGAAAATTGTGCATTATTATTAAATCCAGATGGTATATTAATAATACATTTATTAACTCGAGAGAAATTCAAACCTTTTATTCTTCCTAAAGATGATACTATTTTATATAATCCAGAAAATCATAATATTCCTATTGTTAAAAATATTATAAAATTTACTTCTAATTTAGAATATGTATGTAATTATGAAGTATTAAATAATGATACAAATGAGACAAATGAGACAAATGAAACAAATGAAACAAATAAAACAAGTCAAAATACTATTGACAATTTTAATCAACCATATTCATGTTATAAAGAAAAATTTGAAAATTTTGAGACTCATAATATTCGTATAAATTCAATTAATTTATATATGCCTACTATTGATGAAGTAATAAAACTTGCTAAAGCAAAAGGATTTGTTTTAAAAGATAAAAAACCATTGGATTTTATTGGTCACCCTAATGAGTATCTATTTATATTTAAAAAAATAACATGAGCTTAATTAAGCATTTTATCGAACATATTTACTTGCTCTAGCAAATGAATCTAATACAAATAGTATAAATATTCCCAAAAATAAATATAATATTAGTTCTTCTGTAATGTAATTTGTTTTTTCATTGTGTTGCTCTTCTAATAAATGAACAATATAATCTAATTTAGACAATAGTTTATTGTTATCATAATTATGGGAATCAATATTTTGAGATAATGAATTATAATTTAATTTATAACTATCACTATAATTAGATAAATTATTTTTTAATAAATTTGAACCATTTAATACATTTGAATTTTCTAAATTAGAAGTACTATTATTTGTATTAGAAGCATTATTCATATTGCTATAAGTATTACTATTACTATTACTATTAGTATTGGAATTTTGTAATTCATTGTTGAAAAAATTATTTTGCGGTATATTATTTCCAGCTTCTCTCATTTTTTGTATTTTTGCTAATTGCTCATTCAAGCTATCTGTAAAAGATGTACTTATTGATTCATCAATGGTATTAGATTGGTAATTTGTATTAAGGTTTTCATCTTCTTCATTATTTTCATGAATTTTTGACATTAAATTCCCTAAACTGGTAATCTTATTTTTTAATACTTCATTGTTTTTAGTATTTGTTATATTGGATTCATCAAATTCTACACTTTTCTTATTTTTTAAAGTTTTATTATTAGATTTTTTATATAATTTAGATTCTGATAAATTATTATTTTCAGAATCTAATGGAGCCGGATTTAATTGAAACATATTATACTATTATAAAAAAATAAGATTATATTATTTTCAAAAACTACTAAATAAAAGTATTTATTTTGTATTAAGTTATTAATTAAGTTATTTTTACTTGTTTAGTAATAAAATAAATCAACCATGTTTAGTATTTAGTCTTTAATAGTATTTTTTTCATCATATATTTTGTAGTCATATAATTTGGAGAAATTAAATTATATTTAATATATAATAAATACATTAATAAATATGTATGATTTATTTAAAAATTATAAAAAATTTTTAAAAAAACATAAAGTTGATATTTTTATGAGAGATTTGGGTACCAATAAATTATTAATTGGTGTGTTTATGATTTTTATGAATATTGGTTCACGTTATATTGAATTAAAATTAACAAAAGGACAAGAAATGATACTCAAAAACATTGCTCGTGAAGTGCTAATTTTTACTATTGCTTTTATTAATACTAAAGATTTAATAATATCATTTATTATTACAGGTATTTTTATTATATTGGCCAATTTTATATTTAATGAAAAATCTAAATATAGCATTTTGCCAGAAAAATATAAAAAATTGGCTTCACTAATAGATACTAATAATGATAATGTTATTTCAGAAAATGAGATAAATAAAGCATATGATATATTAAAAAAAGCACGTGGTCAAATAGATAATTATAATAAAATAAAAACACTGGAATCTTTTAATAATATGAATTATTAGTCAATAATGTAATAATATTTTAATTATATAGTATAATATACAATATAATTATGAGTTATATTCCTGTGTTTTCAACAAATAATTATAAAATTCAAATAAATATTTTATATAATACAAAGACTGCTAAAGATGATGATGTTGCTAATGATGATAATACTACTACTAGTACTAATGATGATAGTTTAAATAATAATTTTTATATTATAGAAAATATGAATGATATTTTAATAGAAGAATTTTCTACAAAAAATAATTATGACGATTTTAAAGTTAATTATAAAGGCGATGATAATCCTTTATATATTGTAAATGATTCTTATTATCTTGATACAAATGTTATAAATACTATTAGAAAAAATAATAGTGCTAAATTTCCTAGTTATAATAGTAATACTAATGTAAATGTTAGAAAAGCTGACTTTAAACATTTATATGATAGATTTAAAGAAAAATATGAAAAAAATAAAAAAACTTCAACACCTGATTATGAAAAGGAATTACTTACAATTTTCAAAGATACATTTAAAAAGGTTGTTGACTCGTTAAAAGATAAAAAAATATCAATGCCAAAAGCTATTCCTAAGATAAATAAGTTAGATTACTTATTTAAAAATGAAGGTTTTATTGATAATGATATAGTAGGTAATGAATTATTTCATAAATATATACAAAATACATATGACACTACAACAGATAAGACGTTAAAAGAAGCACTTCAATTATTTTATAATATTGCTAATAGTAATTTTGCTAATAAATTTAAATATGAATATTTTTTGAGTACAGAAATAATCAATAATATTTTTAAAGTTATACAAGAAAATAGTAGCAATGACCAATCTCAATATCTATATGGTAGGCAAAAACCTAATTTAAATAATAATGAAACAAAAGAAAATATTTATAATAAATATTTTAAATATGTATTTCCTAATAAGAAAGATATAAATAATTTAAGTGATCCAGATAAAGATAAAATTTTGATGTTTAACAATGTTTATTATATAATTAAAAATATTTATTTGCTGGATAATACTATTATTAATGTTACTAATTATAGAGTATCAAATAATAAACAAGAAGATAAAAAGAAATATTATATTAGTCAAGTTAGTTTGCTAGATTTAAAAGATAATATTACTCATTTTGAAATTGAAAAAAATAAAGTAATAATTTATCTAAAAGCAACATTAAAATATATTATAGAAAATCCTATATTACAAATTAATTATTTAATAGATGATTTAGAAAATGTTAGACAAAGTTTTTTGCCACAATCTAATATATTACTACCTAAAGATATAAATACTAATTATTCCAGTTATGATAAAATATATATTCATAATAATATAAAATATGCTGAAAATACTCAAAATATAGATACTATTGTAGCAGATGCCCGCAAAAAAGACTATATAAAAAATAAAGAAGAACTATTTTTAAATAATAAAGCATTAAAATTATTTAAATATTTTTTCAAAAGAAAACTAAAAACCATATCGGATAACGATAAGGATAAAATAGTTGAGAAAAATATTATATATTTAATACGTAATATTTTTAAATTTTATAATAATAAACAATTTAAAAAATATTATATAGCAGATACATATATTGAAATATTTGACAATAATTTGCCTTCAAAAGAATATTATAGTATTACTAAGGGCACTACTATAGAAGAAAGTGATAAATATGAAATAATTCTTACTTTATTCACAAAATTATCAAGTAAAGATCCAACACCTGATGTACCTGTTGTACCTGCTGCTGCTGCTATTGTACCTGCTGCTGCTGCTATTGTACCTGCTGCTGCTGCTGCTGTTATAGGAAAAAAAATTTTTAAAGAAATTGAATCATCTGATGCGCGTTTAAGTGAAAACAAAATTTACAAAATAAATGTAGTATTTAGATGTTATTTAGATAAAACAGGAAAAAAACCTACTTTTGTACGTACATTAGTGGCTGAACAATGTTTGTCTAGAGCACAAAAACTAGATAATGCGTTTACAGATTCATTATATAAAACATTTAACTTACCTGAAAATTACTTATATAATAAACTTGCTAATATTACACGTAAACAAAAACCTAATGTAGTACCAACAAATAAAGTATTAGAAAACAAAGTATTAGAAAACAAAGTATTAGAAAACAAAGTTAATCCATATCCACAAGAAGATATTATGCTGAATAAAAAAGGAGGAAAAGTAATAAAAAAATATAATCATAATAAAAATATTACACTTAAACATAAAAATAGTGAAAATGTAAAATTTATTAATAATATTTACCAATAATATTATAATATTTTATATATATATATATAAATTATTATGGATATTTTAAAGACTTTTAAAAAAAGATTATCATTTAAAAAACCACTTGACTCAATATTATTTATAGTTGCTTTGTTAATAATATTTTATTATTTTAATAAATATGTATTAACAAATATGAATGTTGAAAATTTTGAAAATGATGGAAAAAAGAAAGTAGTATATTTCTATATGAATGGTTGCCCGCATTGTGACTCGTTTTCTCCAATATGGGATGAGTTTAAACAAACTTCTCCATTAGCTACTCATAAAATAGAAAGTGCGGATGCTGGAGAAATGATGACCAAATACAATATATCTGGTTTTCCTACTATAATATTATTAGATGAAAATAATAATAAATTAAAAGAATTAGAAGGACCTAGAACACTTGCGAATTTAAACGCAATGATTAAAAATTATATTTAATTAAGTTTTATTGTAAGTTTTAAAAAGTATAAAAAAAAATTGATAACATAGAAATTTCTAATTTTATCTTATAAACTATTATTATAAAGTATAATATGGAATCTGTTTATAATGAAATTATTAGTGATTCTGATTTATGTAATGAAACATATAGCCTAGATGTATTAAGAAAAAATATTAATAATTTAAATAAGAAGGTAGTGCTTAGTACACAACACTTAACAGCACAATTTTGTGTAAAATTTATTTTAGACACTGCTATTGAATCAGGAAATCAAGCTAGTGGCGTTTATAGTAAACAACATATTCTAAAAATGCAACCACATATTACTAATGAAGAATTTGACAAATATTATTTGGAGTACGTTATTAAAGGAAATAGTATTAACACTTAATACCAATAAATAATAATAAATTAAAATAATAATAAATTAAAATAATAATAAATAAAAATAATAATAAATAATAAATAATATATTATTATTTATATGGTTAAAGTTAATTTTTTTAAAACTATGAAAAATAATATGTCTTTAAAAAAGATTTTTATAATTTTAGGATTATTAAGTGTAATAATTGTAATATTGTTTTCTTTAACTAATGAATATTCATTAGAAAATTTTAAACCTAAACCTAATGTTGAAATGGAAATATATTTATGGACTGGTCCTTATGGTTCATTTGAGAATGATTTAGTTCAGCGCTGGTTAGATTTTAAAAATGAGTATGGTAATATTCCCAATGTTACTTTAGGAAGAGCAAAAGCGAGTGAGTTTACAAAATATTTAGAACTAGATAAATACCCGGAATTGAATATAGATACTAATAGAGCTTTTGAACCTTTAAAATCGGTTGATCTTACTAAAGATAATAAAGTAGTTCCATTTGTTTCAGTCTTTTTTGTTGGTACTGATCAAGGTAAGGCATATAAACAAACTTTTGGTTTGTTAACAGGTAAACAGGTGACATACGATGCTCTTTCCAAAACACTCAATGGTCTTACTACAATGTTCAATGATGGATTATATGAGAGCGATGTTAATATAGCACCTGCTACTCCTGTTGTTCCTGTTGTTCCTCCTGCTGCTCCTGCTTCTACTGCTTCTGTTGCTTCTGCTGCTATTACAAAAATACCATGGGCTTAATAAAATATATTGAAAGTGTTTACTTGTTAAAAAAAAATTGATATTAACTATTAAATAATAATATAGATTAACAACATTAATATATATTATTAATAGCAGTTAAAATATGCTTACTAAATTAAATGATTTGATTTTGGTAAAAATTGTATCACGACCATCTAAATTATGTAAAACTCCTTATGTTGCTGATATAGAACTTCACGATGGTTCAATAGTTCAAGCACATTGTGCTTCTATGGGTTGTTGTGGATTATCTGAAAAAGAATCTTATGTATATGCGTCCCCTATAAAGTCTAATGCTAGTCAAACAAAATCTAAAGTGTGCTCTTATAAAATTTATTTAGCAAATTTTTGTGAAGAAAAAATTATTAATAGTCAATTATACATTAACAAGCAATTAATTGGTGTTGACCCAAAATTAGCCGAAACTTTGGTAGAAAATGCGTTAACAAAAAATTATTTGAAAACATTGACAAATATTAAAACATATAAACGAGAGGTTAAATTACTTAATTCGCGTTTTGATTTTGCTGGAATAGATGAGCAAGGTAAATATTTTGTGTTAGAAGTTAAAAATGTTCCTCTTGCTGATTATGCTGATGTGTCTTCGACTGATCGCAAAAAAATGATTAAACATGGAGACTTTACAAATATTCCTATTAATGAAAAAATATCATATTTTCCAGATGGCTATAGGAAAAAGAAAGGTGCGGTTGTAAGTGAACGAGCTTTAAAACATATTAATGAATTAGCAGAAATTACTTATTCAAAAATTACTAGACCTATTATTTGTTTTGTTGTTCAACGAAGCGATATTACCAGTTTTCAAGTATCTGTGCTAGACCCTATTTATAAAGAAGCGTTCAATGAAGCAATTAAAAAAGGTGTAGAAGTTATTGTATTGGTTGTTTCATGGAATGCTGAAGGAGAAGCTACTTTTGTAAGCTGCGATTTGCCTATTAATTATTAAGGTTTATGGAGGAATATTTAAAATAGCACATGTTATTTAGCACATGTTTTTTATTATATTAAAAATATTTAAATACAAATATATTAACATAATAATAATAATAATATTATTAATTTTATTATATTAAAAATATTTAAATACAAATATATTAACATAATAATAATAATATTATTAATTTTATTAATTTTATTATGTATAATATTTTATTATTAGTATTAAGTTATAGTTTACCTCCATTAAATAATGTTTATAGTGGGTCAATTAGTTTTCCATTATTAGGTAAGCAAACTATAGAATTTGAGCGATTAAAAAAAAATACTTCACAAGTTAGATTAATTGGTTTAATAAATTGTAATGGTTATATTTATAATGATGAAAATTATGATAATGATGAAAATAATGAAAATAATGAAAATATTAATAAAACATGTCTGAATTATCAGTTAGATAATAATTTAATAAATATAATTCGCAAATATAGATGTACTATTGAAGCACCATATTATGATGTAAGCAGTGATATGATTTTATTTGTATTAAAAATAAATGTGCTTAGTCTAACAAAGACTATTAAATTGCTAAATACTAAAAGCTAAATACTAAAAGCTAAATACTAAAAACTAAAGAAAACTAAGTTAAGTTATAGTAACTATGAACTATTATATGCGCAATTATTGGGGCAACAAACCATAATTCGCCTAAATTATTATTTAATTTTTTATCCAAATTAGCATTTAAAAATGGAATGGCAAGTAAACTTGTTCCAATACCTATTAAAAATTGCTGCGTTACTCGTATTTTCTTTTTATAAATAGTTAAATAATGCCTAGGAGTATGGACTAGTGTTAAATAACATTTACTTAGCATTGGTTGTTTTAGCCATGCTAAGTGAAATAGTGAACTTAAAGAATATTTATAGAAGTTATTTTTAATATTGAAATCATCAGCAATATGATAAATAGAAAAAATTATTAATAGTATTTTTCTTTTATAAAATGAGCAATAATATATACATAATCCACTAAAAAAATTACTTGCTAATGTTTCAAAAGGACTAACAATTAAACTTGTTGATCCATGACCAAATGTAGGAATTAATAAAGGATATTTTATTAACATTATTATTACTATTATTAGTATTATTATATGTTATAATATTAATAATAATGTTAAACATATAAAAAACATTTTTTTATAAAAAGTATAAACTATAAAGTAAAGACTCCTAATTATAATTTGTCCAATAATTCAGAGTTTTCTTTAATAAAACTATTAACTAGTTCAAGTGGTAATTCTTTAAAATCTACTAATTTTTTATTTAGTTCATATTTTTCATAAGCATTTTCCTTTTTCAATGCTTCTAAAAACAATTCGTTATTTTCATAATATTTTTCGCAAGTTTTTGGTCCACATTTCTTAAAAATGGGCATAATATTATCTGATTTATCTCCTAACACAATTTTATAAAATAAATTTTTCTGTGGTTCGCTAAACACTTTCTTTGCTTCTTTTAAAAATTTGTTTTGAAAATTTACAATTTCGGTATGCTCATCTAAAAGTTGTAAGTAATCGTGGTCATTGGCAATAATATATATTTTGGCATCCGCATATTTTTGGCGAATATGATTTTTAGTAAGTGCAATAATATCATCGGCTTCTAAATTAGGAAATTGTAATACACTATTAACACCGGCATCATATAAAAGTTTATTATTGTCTTGATAAATGTGTTTGAAAAATGGTCCTCCATTAAATTCCTCACCTGTGTCTCGCGTACCTTTATATTCTGAAAATAAAGCATTTCTCCAAATAGATTTGCGAGGACAATCACGAACAGCAATAATAGTGGTTTTTTTCTTATGTATTTTTTGCTTCTTTTTAAACCCGGTTAGCGATTCGCTAAATGTTTTCAAAAACTTTTCTACAAACTCTTCATTCTCATATGGATTAGTTAAAGGTAATTCTGGATTAGAGTGTCCCCACCATTGAACAATAGCAAAATATCTATAAAATATCCAATAGCTTGTGTCTACTAATATGAATATTTTTGGTTCTTGATTTTGCATTTGTGCTTGTGTTTGCACTTGCGTTTGTTCCATTATATATATTTATGTGTTAAGTATTTAAATTAATCACATATAATAATAGCATAATATATCAATTTTTTTTTATTACATATTATAATGAATGTAAATAGTCGTTCGCTTTTTTTAATATTTCATCATCTATATGTTTTGATAATTCTATAATATCTTTTTTATAAATAAATTGTGCTATGTCATTAAATCTAATATTATAAATAAATTTATTGTTGTTTATTCCTTTATATTGACCAATATTTAACGCAATTTGAATTATTTTTTTTATTGTTGGTTTTTCATTTAATGGTATTCTTACTTGTTGTATAATAAAATGATTTTTTTCATTTATTAATTTAGTTTCATAACCATTTATACTATATTCTGGTAAAAGCATAATTTTTTTAGTTTTTGTTTTTGATATTTTTCTCCATTTTTTCGCACTGTATCTATCGAGTGGTTCTAATAATTTTTTTATTGGTTGCCAAAAGCCTTGCCCATCGAAAGCGTTTGGATTTTTTTTTCTTAATTTATAAGATTTTTCTAATACATTGGCAAACAATATTTCTAAATTATGTTTGTTACTATTTTTTTTAGTTTTATTAGACATATATTATATTGTATTATTTTATTTTATTTTAAAAATTGAAGTTTGAAATTTCGAGAGGTTAAATATATATATACAAATTATTTAAAGTTATTTTAAAATTTTAATTAGATGATTAATGAATAATAATACATATAAAAGCGGGATCCTTATTGCGTGTAATGTTATTAATGTTATATATCATGTTCCTCAAATAATAAAAACTTATCGCACAAAATCAGTTAAAGATTTTGATTCATGGTACTTATTTTTAGGTAATCTTCATAGTTTTTGTTGAGTGTTATATAGTATTGAAGATAATAATGGCTTAATGATGTTTAATAGTTGTGTTACAATGTTTTCTATTTCATTTGTTAGTTATTATAAAATTTGTTCGTTTATTAATGAGCATTATAAGAAGAATATTATAAAAAATGAAAAAAACATAGATACTAATAATAAAACTATAACAATAACTAGTGTTTCTTGTGAAGAATTAAATAAAACTTAATCTTCTTTTATATAGCTATTACTACATAATTTTTTGATTATTTTTTCTTCATTATGTTCTTTGTTATTTGCTATTGCTACTAATGTATGTGTATAATAGTTTTGTTTAGATTCATTATTTTGAAAATCAGGATTTTCTTTTGTCCATTTACTTAAAGCACAAAATTGCTTTGTTGATACATCTTTTATTGCTTTTCTAATTTTCTCTTTATTAATATCTTTTTCCCAATTATCATCATCTTTAATATATAATGATTCACGCTTTATATCTGTACAATGAATTGGACGTTGATATAAACCCAACTTGTTCATATTTTCAATTATTACATTACTTAGACCATTAACTATTCCATTTTGCTTGGTATAATCTAATTGTTGTAAACTTACTTGTATGGATTTTATAAAGTCGCTCATATTTATAGCATCTTTACAACGCTCGTTTAAAAATACTTGAATATTAAATTTATTATTATTGTTATTGTTTGTTATAAAATTATTACCTATTTTAGGTAATAGTTCGCTTATTTGATCTTGTTGCTTAATTATAATTTCTCTCATTTCTTTATTATCATTAAGTAGTTTAATAATTAAATCATTTGTTAAGGTTAGTTGATTGTTTGAATTATTACTATTATTACTATTATTACTATTATTACTATTATTACTATTGTTTGAATTATCAACTATTTTCTCATTTTCTATAAAGGCACATTTTTTCTTGTGAGCATATAATCCTTGTCTACTTTTATATTTTTTACCACAATTACACACCATTTCATTTGTGTTTAAATTTGTGTTTAAATTTGCGGATTTTTCTCCTATATTTGTCAACACTATGTCAACATTTGTATTATATTTATGTTTTGCTGTATTAATATGTTTATTATAATCTTTTTTATCACACGTATTATAAAGACAATTAATACATACAAATTCTTTGCGGATTTTTGCGGATTTTTTTGTAAACATTTACACCGCTATTATTTAAATAGAAAATAGTATTTAAATAATTTATAAAAATATTCGGATTTTTGCGGATTTTTTGTAAATAAATGTCAATTAATTTTAAACTGCTGCTAATTTTATAGAAATTATTTACATATTGTCTTAGCATAATTCATAATGAATAACAAAAAAATATTTATGTTCGGATATTTTCGGACAATTTTTGTCAACAAATGTCAACAAAAATTTGGCCGAAGTTTTGAAAAAAATGGTAAAAAAATTTATGGTAAGGAGTTTTTATCTTGAAAATTATGAATGTTCAATCCTTTATGCTTTAAAATTTGTAAAATTTCGTTTTTTTGCTCATTTTTTTATAAAAGGTTTAAAATTCAAAAATTGGACATTTATAAATGTCCATTTTCAAAAAAATTTTGAAATTTATTTTTCCAAATTTTTCACATTTTTATAATTTTATAACTTATGTATTAATATTTTTATATTTATTATAAATATTAATACATTTAACATAAGAGAGATTGCTTTGTTAGTATTTTAACTTTATAATGCGTCCAAGTCCCCCCAAAATACTAAATACTAAGTAAATTATTAAATTTATTCAAATCAGCCATTATTTTTGTTTGAGTTGCTTTAAAATTTTTGGATAATTGTTTTCCAAAATTATTTGCTGTATGTAAACTTAAAATCACTTTATTAAATTCTTCTGTAAAGTTAAAATTATATTTATTAAATAATTTACTAGCGTCTATTAATAATTGAGTAGATATTTCATCTTTAATATTTACTTGAAAACACTTAATAGTGTCATTTATAAATTCCTGTTTTGTTGTAGCATTTAAATTATTAAGTGCGTCCTTTTCTTGTATAATAGTATATAACAACTTTTCTATGTTGCTATAATCTTGATTACAAAATATAGAACTTAGAAAAACATAATACGCATTTTGATTTTTCTTATTGGGAAATGCGCATATACCAAAATCTATTATACCTAATTTATATTTTATAACTTCATTATTTGTTGAAGCAGTTTCATTGTTTATATAAAAAAATACATTTCCACTATGAAGATCACAATGAATAACTGAATGATATAAAATTCCTAATATACCAAATTTGTTAAGTACATATGCAAACTCTTCTTTAATAGTTTCACTCATGTTTTCTATGTCTTTATATTTAAGTCCACTAATATTTTCCATTACTAATAATTTATTGTATTTTTCGGTTATATGTCTATAAACTTTTGGAAACACATATTCTTTATTATTTTTATATTTTTCACTAAAAATTTCAATTGCTTCAAGTTCTTTCATAAAATTCATTTGATTTAATAAAATTTGTTCATTATCTATAAGTAATTTTGTTATTTTGAGAGAGTTTATGTATGGAATATATTGAGACATATATGATATGTATAGCAACTCGTCAAAAACATTTGTAAATCTCTCATAAATATCTTTTTTCAACATTTTAATAATTACTTTATCATTAGACAAATCAATACCTTCAAAAACAAGTCCTACTATACCACAATTTATTGGAATTTTACTTTTTAAAGTTATTGAAAATTCCGCTTCTAACTTATCTAATAAGTCATAATCTATTTCATTGGTTTTATATGGAACATTGTCAGTATACTTAAGTAAAAATTCTTGCTCATCATTAGTTAATATATCTTTGTCTAAACATAGTGCTTGAAATATTTTCACATATACAATATTTTCTTGCTCTAATTTTTTAGATATTTTTTTTATTAATTCTAATCTAGTAGTAGGTATTTTGTATAAACAATTAACACATTTAATAGTGTAAAATTTTATAATTTCGCACATAACTAATGTTATTAATTTTGTAATTCGTAAAAATATATACATAGAGTCTAAGACCATCGTTTAATAATTTAATAAATACTAAGTTATTAAGTTATTATTATTAAAAATATATTATTGTGAATTTAAATTAGTTATAAATTCTTTCAAATTGTAAAACATTTTTTTAAACATTAATCCAATAAAATTGTTCATATAAATAGGCAAATCATCTGCTATTGTTAATTGAAAATCAATCGAAAATTTAACATTTATTAATTTAGTAACTTCATTTTGTTGTGTTATTTCATCATTTATACTTATATGGGTTTTCCCAAAATTGAAAGTCATTGCTTCATAGTTTTCAGTATTTAAATTTATAGATTTTAAATAAGTGTCTATTAAGTCTTTATGATCATATATTAAATCTTTATTGTAAAAAGTAATATTTTTATTTAAATTGTTTGAATATTTAGTAGTTCTAAACAAGACATATTTTTGCTTAATACCTACTTCTTTGGCGATTTGTTTTAATAAAATACATACATCCGTTTCGCAATTATTTATTGTATCCAAAATATATATTTTTTCAATTAATTCAACATTTACTTTTTCAAGTAATTCATAAATTGCCGTACTTAAAAGTGTATCACTATTTACTTTACTAGTGTCTAAATTATTAAACTCAAATTGTAAGTTATATGCTTTGTTTGTGCTATTAGGTATTTTTATTTCACTTAATAACATATTTCCTTTACTACATATTAATTTTGGTTGATATGAATAGTCCTCACTATAAACCATTATAATTTAATTAAACTTGTAATTATATATTTAAATATTTTATATATTTAAATATATTAAATAGTCAATTCATTTTTGTAATAATTTTCTTAATATTATAAATGTTAATAAAAAATCTAATAAATCATTGGCATTAAATTCTTTATTAAAAAAAGGTTCTTTTAATAATTTAAATTCTAAAAAGTGTTGGTACTTTTTCTCTCCCCTTAATGGAATAATATGCGTATAATAATTTAATAATTCACAAAATTTTGATTTTAATAATAAACTATAATATTTATAATTATATTTACTTTTAACTTCAATTCTATTTAGACTATCTTTTTCATTTGTATAAAATAAATTTTCTTTTGTTCTATATTTATTATATATAATAAAGTTATGTTGAATAAAATCTAAATGTCCATATATTTTAGAATTTAATGTTTTATTAATAGCATTAATTGATATTAAATAGGCTGCTGTACTTCCGCACGCAATATGTGTATTGTATGTGTCCTTTGTTGGCAAAATACAATCGCTATGTAATTGTATAATATCCCAATTGCTATCCAATAATTGTATTTCATATAATGATTTATTAAGGCGTTCATAAAATTCTTCTTTATTATACAATGGAAAAGCATCATCTTCCATTATTAGAAAAAACGGCACACTGGCATTTGTTTTTTTGTTATATTTAGACTTTATATGCTTACAACATAATATATGACTTAAAGCACAACCAATTACGGATTTTGGAGCAAAATTTTTAGCATAGCTCGAAATATATAGCTTGTATTCGGGCTTCAAGTGTTCATCTTTTAAAGCATTTATTCCACTAAATCTCTCTACTATTAAACCAAGATTTAATAAATATGGTAATTGTTTACTATAATTATTTATAGTAGTATCTAAATTTATTATATATGTTTCTAAATTACTATAATCAGAATTTATAGGATATTTATTTATCATATGGATACTCGTTTAATATTATTAATTAAATAATTTTAAACCAATAAATTTTAAATAATATATTATAATTATTTAAAATTTATTAATTATTATAATATATTCAAATAGTATAATAACTAATGGTTCTTATGTATACTATTGCTGTAACAAAAGATAAAACAACTATTTATATGAAAGTACCATATGATTGTTTATCATATAAACAAAAAATGCACCGAGGAATTCTTAAATTAAATATTAAAAAACCTAGTATTAGTGTAAATAATGATTCAAAAAATGAGGAGTTAGAAATCGCATAAGATTTTTACATTACTAATTGTGTTAGTAAATGTGTTAAAGATTTAGGGTTTTGAAGCAATTTAGTTTTAGTATTTGCCTTATTTTTTTTAGCTCTTAATTTATGTATTAACCAAGTATGTGGATTATTCATTCTTGGGTCAATTTGTAAATTTAATTGAATAACTTGTGAGCGACAATGATTACTACAGCACATACAATCAAATCCAAAATATAAAGTAGAATATTCAGAAATGTCTTTATTACAAAAATCACAAGTAAATACCATACTATTTTGTATGTATAAAAATTTTTTAAAATATATTTATAAAATTTTTATACTATTTTTATATGTCTAAACTTACAATATTTTTATCACTACGCTGTCTGCGTTTAGATTTTGTAGGTATTTTAGCATTTGTTAAATCTCTCAAGTCTTCAATACTAATAGTGCTAGATTCATTATTTTTTTTTTCATTAACATCAACTTGCTTAGTTTTTAAACCACTTAATAAAGACGCAATGTTTTGACTAGAAGGAGCAATTGAAGGACCTTTCATTTCTGGACGTGTAATGCGTTGTTCATTATAAGGATTACCTTCACCATTATCCATTTCCATACCGCGTGCTGACATGATATCTGGGCGATTTATTATATTTTGCACTCTTTGACTGCGTTCGGGTAATTTAGACTCAATAGGTGGTGGCGGAGGTCCTGAATTTACATTTGGTGGCATTGATGCTCCAAATCCAGGATTAGAACCATTATTTCCAAATAGTCCATTCATAAATCCCCCTAATCCAGGTTTTGACTGACCCATAGTATTAACCGCAGCTTGAGTAAATTGTTTCATTAATTCGGGATTTTGGCGCATAATATCATCCATTCCGGGCATCGAAGATTTAAATAGTGTATTTGACATATGAATCATCATTCCTGAACCAGCTAATTGAAACAACAATTTTAATTCGGGAGACATTTTTGCTTTAGATTTGTATTTTTCGTGTAATTCGGCGAAAATTTCATCATATTCATCAATATTCTCATTTATTTGCTCACCCCAACCATCAAGTTTAATGTCAAAAGGATCAAATTTATTATTTAAAAATTCTAGTCCAGTTATGCATGCCATTAACATTTTTCCTTGAAATTTAATAGCGTTTGATTTTTCCTTTTCAGCAATAATAGTTTCATATTCTCCAATCATTTCATTTAAATTAGAATCCATATTATAACGTTTGCTAAGCGATACCCCTTTTTTCTCTAGATCTTCTAACTTGCGTAAATATTTGAACTTTTCTTTTAATTCTTCTTCTTTTGTTAATTCGGGTTTTTCTTGTGCTTTGTCTAAGTTAATAGGTACATTATTAAATTTACCAAAACCATCCCATGTTTTATTTTCATTCATATTTGCTGTTGATTTTCCTAAATTTACTGTATCATTATCATTATTTTTTGTAACAGGTTTAACATTTGAACCATTGTTTTTAGAATCACCAAATAAACCTCCAAAAATAGATTTTTTATTGGCACTTGTTGATTGATTATAATTTATTTCCTTTTTATTATTTGAATCTATAGTAGTATTTAATTTTAATTTGTCATCAAATTGTTTTGAAGTGCTATTATCTGTTAAATCATTTAATTCATTTTCTAAACTAGTAATGTCTTCAATATCTATTGATGTTGATGTTTTTTTATCAGTTATATTTTTTCCATTCATTAATAATTCAATACCACCTCCAAAATTTGATGATGGTTTTTTTGATATAATTTCTTCTACATCTGAATCATTTATTTTAAATTCTGGAATTTGAAAATTATCAATATTCAAAGTTTCGGGTTCTATTTCTACAATATCCATTAAAACTATTATGATAAAAATAGAAGTTTAATTTTTAAATACTCCGCAATATATATTATATATTAATTATTAATAATATGTTATTAATAATTAATAATAATTATTTTAGTACATTAAAGTTTTCTAAATAATAAATTCCTTGTAAAAAACAATCTGCCAAATCATCTTTTTTTGAATGTTTAATAAAGAAAGCATGTTCGTTACACATATTTTTATGCTCTAATAGTTGTTTTGTATAATAAATGCTAAGTTTTTTTCGTTCATTATATGATAATTTTTTGTCTTTAACTTCTTTAACTTCTTTAACTTCTTTAATTTCTTTAGCTTCATCAATTTCGCAGAAATCTTTATAACCAGTTACATATTTATTTTCTTTACTTTCTTTACTTTCTTTATTGATAAATGGTTTTAATTTATTTGTGGCCGATATAAATTTAATATTATAATTATTACAATCTATAAAATATTGAGATATCATGCCCTGAATAGTTTTCATTCTATTAGCAATAGGACTTATTTGATTTTCCAAAATAATTTGGTCAATACTAGATAAGTCAAAATTTTTAAATAATTCATTTAATTCATTTTTTATACTAATTCCTATATCTATTAAATTTACATTGTTTGCGTTAACAGTTTCAATAACTTCAAAACATGTAGAATTTAAATATTCTTCTAATAATTTAATTAGTGAAGCTTTATTTATAGGTTTTTCTATTTTTATTTGATATTGTTCAATAAGCACAGAGAGATTAGCAACAGATTGTTTATGTAATGTTTTAATATTACATGTTGGTAAACTATATTCCGTTTTTTTTGTATGATTTTTACAATAAAAAATATTGTCTTTATGGAATTTGGCTTCTTTTGAGCAACATTTTTCATTACAAGAAATTAATTTATTACATAAATTTATTACATCCCATTTTATAATTTTAAAATCCTTAAATTCATTAGCATTATTTTTTTTATCTATAACATCACATTCTAAAATTACATATGCTAAATTTTTAATACCTATATCTATGCTTAATATTTTCATAAATATTATATTTATTATTACAAATATTATATAATTAATTATATAATATTTATATATTTGTTTCTATATATTATAATACAAGTTTATTTATTAGCAACTAAACACACTGAATAGTTTAATCTATAAAGATAATACCCTAATGTAAAGGTAAAAAAATATGATATTGCGAAAGCTAGTATTTTGTAATCCTTTTTATATATGCCTATTAGTGCTACAATTATTGCTAAAAATGCTAATGCCAAAGCTCCCCATCCTAAAACATAAAAATACATACAATGACCTTTATTTAAAGGTGTCATCAAACCATCAAAAAAATTCATAGTTTATAATATTATAAAATATTATAAAATAGTATAAAATAGTATAAAATATTTTTAATTAGCATTAATTACATACTTTGATATATGTTTTTGCGCATCCAATTGTTGCCTAGATAAATATATATTTTTTAAGTCACTTGTTTCATAACCATATGGTTGGTCGCGAGATAAAATCGAGTTAAAAATATAGGGCGTTTTATTAGACACTAAAGGTTCAGAGTTATAATTTGTATTTATTCCACATTCAGCAATAGAAACATATTGATTATTTTTTATAATAGTATCAGCATTTACTTGTAAGTATTTCCTGTAGTCACTATTATTTTTTATATTTTTATTATTTTGAAAAACACTATCGTTGAGTGCCGATGAATAATAATTGCTAAATAATCTAGAGTCATCCATTAAAGGAGGAAAATTGAAGTGAATATTGTTTGAACCACTGTAGCAAGTTCCCCAACTCATAAAATTAATATTATAGTATGTAATAATATTAATTTTTTATAGATTTTAAATTAAAACTTATTTTATAAAAAGTATTGCTTATTTTATTATAAATTTATTGTTTTTGTAGTAGTTTTACTAAATCAGACTTTTTCATTTTTTGAGCACTTTCATTATCTATTAAATTTTTTGTTACAACCAATGTTTTTAAATCGTCTACCTTCATTTTTGAATAATTTTTTCTTTCACCTGTTTTATCATTTGTATCTTGAATATTTTCTAAATTAATTATTTTTGGGTTGCTATTTGTATTATCTAATGTAAATGAATCTAAGTTTATAGGTAAATTTTTTAAAAATGTTTCATCATCAAAACTTGATATAGTTTGTTCGTTTACTTCAATATTTTCTGAACTTGTTAAATCTTCTAAATCTTCTAACTCTTCTAATTTATTATTAACAATAGTTAAATTTTCTGGTTTATTTTTTTTAATATTATTTATGTCATCATCAACGTCTTCATGTTCATCGTCTTCATCTTCATCCTCATCCTCATCCTCATCTTCGTGATCATAATCTTCTTCGTCTTCTTCTTCTTTATCATCTTCTTCATCATCTTCTTCTTCATCTTCATTATCTTCTTCATTGTCATCTTCGTCATCTTCATCTTCGTCTTCATCACCTTCGTCATCTGATACAGATATTTTTTCCCCTAAATTAATTTTTTTAATTTTATCAAATTCTACATATTCACTTCTAGTATTTTCAACATTATTAGTATTACTAGTAGTAGTAGTAGACATAGATTTATTTAATAAACTAAAATGTTGCATTTGAATATTATAATTAATAATAAAATTTTGTAAAATTTTACCATGCTCAATAACACTTTTTTCTAATAAATTTAGTCTTCTATAGCAATATAACATAATTCCTCCACTTATTAATAAAATTAATCCAAAAGTTAATAAAAATCCCGAATCCATAAATTTAAATAAAATTGACATTTATATTAATGTATAATTATATTATTTTAAGTATTGTTTAACGAATAATATATTTAATTTTTCATATTTGTAATAATATTTTCTGGATAATTTAAATCTTTGAGTACTTTCATTGCTCCTTTTACTTTTGAAATACCTTTTTTAATTTTATAAGTATATTCAAAATCTTTAGCATTAGTATTTACTTTCATGTATAAATTATTATTTTGTTTATTTAATTTTTTACATAATTTAGTGTAATGTGTTGTTAAAACATAATCTATATTGTTAAATTTATTTAAATAATTTAAATAACCATAAGCACTATTAATTGCTTCATCTGGATTAGTACCGCTATATAATTCGTCAAATACACAAAAGTGATTTTTGGAACTATTGTTTTCAATTGCTTCTAATATATTTTTACATTGTCTAGCTTCGGCTTGATATAAACTATCACGTCCTCCAGTATCTGGAATGTTTATATAACAATGAATAAAATCATATATTTTTACTGAGGCACTATTATAAAATCCACACCCTATTTGTTGAGATAAAATAATATTAAACAATGTTGATTTTAACAAAGTAGTTTTACCAGAAGCGTTTGGACCAGTAATAATTATATTTTTATCTAGTGAATATGAATTTTTTACAATTTTAGTTTTATTAGTTTTACTATTTGTGCTATTGCTGCAAATTTCTTTAGTGCAAATTTCTTTAGTGCAAATTTCTTTAGTAGAAGTTTCTATAGTATTTAAATTAGCAAAATAAGCATCTTTAAAAGAGGTAGGTTTAGAATTATTATAATTACAATAATTCATAACTTTATTATTTATAAAGTTTTGCAATGTTTCTAAATTTTTCAAATAACCATTAAACCCAAATGAAAAATATAAACTATCTATAATAGTTTCGTTTTTATTTAAGCAATAAAAACATTTCATTAAATGTCCTAATTCTAGTAATTTATTAATATTTAAAGTATATGGTGTAATTTTATTCAAATCATCTAAATAAGATGTAAAAATACTTATATTTTTGTTAATAGCATCATTAAAAAATTTATAATTAACTAAATCTTTAGAATATTTCAAGAAATTTTTATATTTATTTAAAGAAGTCACAATATATTGTTTTAAATCATATAAAGTTTCGTGAATATATTTAATATTTGTAAAATATTTAATACAACTAGTGAAATTTAAGTACATTTGAAAAATATAGAACCCAAAACTAAAAAGCAAATAAATTTTATTTGTAAAATTAGTTTTACTAAATGAAGTAAATAATTGTCCAATAATGTGATTGGAAAATACATTTTTCAGGTGTTCAAAATATAGTCCAAATGTTATTTTATGTCCTTGTAGTTTAATTATAAAAAAAGGGAGTAAAAGAAATAATATTGGAATAAGCAAAGAAAAAACAGGGGATGAGAGATTATAGATACTTAAAAATTGTAAGCATAAACTATTGTTATTAAAATTACTTAATAATGGTATGTCAATATATTGATAATTATTTATAAATCCGTTATCAAATATAACATCTTCACATTTATTATATAGTACATCATCTTGAACAATGGTTTTATTATCGCTAAATTCTACTTTTTTTAAAGTATTATAATTCTTTAATAATAATTGCGTTTCTAATAAAAATTCTACATTGTTTGTATAATATTTAGACCATTTATTAATAATAATTTTTTCAAATATATTCTTAGGATCAAAAACATGATAATATAAATTATATGATTCATTAGTGTTGTCACATATATTTGATACATCACTTAAAGGTGATTTGGTTTTTACTAATTCTAAATCATTAATAATATTGTTGTTTAAAAGTTGAACACTTGAATTCTCCAAATATTCAATAGGCAACTTGAAAGAATCTACATATTTTTCTTTAGTATTAAAATTAGAGTCTTCATAAAAATTCATTAGTGTGTTAATAAAATTCATCTTATTAATAATAATAACAATTACTTTATAAATATTAATATAACGAAAATAATTAAAAAAATATTATTATAATTTATTAATTATAATATTATATGTTAATTTATGATACACAATTTATTAATAATTATTATAAAACTTTGGAACATGAAAAATTAGAACATTGTGTTCAAAGTTTATTAGATACATTATTAATAACAATTAACAATGATTTATCATTAAATAATTATGAGCAAGAATCTGATAATAAATTAAAGAAAAAATCAAAGTATAAAAAATATGATACTTATAATGGGACAAAAGATTTCAATTTATTAAATAAATATAATAAGTTAATACAGCCAACTATTACCCCTGTTAGAAAAGTTCCAATTGATAAAACTAAAATAAATATTGCTAAAAGTAATATAAAAGCATTATTAAATAAATTATCACCATCCAATTATAATAAATTAGAAAAAGAATTTTTAGTTATTTATAATGAATTGCTAGAGTCAAGCATTGATGAAAGCATAGACGAATTATATTCTATGGATAATTATATAATTGATTATATTTGTTATAATAATTTGTCTTATAGTTCAATATATGTTAATATTTTTTTTTCATTACTTGCTATTTATAATACTAAAAATTATAAGTTAGAAAACATATTTTTATATAATTTATTAAAAGAAAAATATGATGAATTTTATAATTTTGAAAAAACTATTAAATGTACAAATAATAAAGATGAGGATGAGTTTTCATTAAATAAAAATAATGATAAATATAAATGCTTTGTAGTTTTTATAATAAATATTTATAAAAAATTATTTGTTTATGAATTAGAAAATGTAGAAACAAATGATTATTTGTTTAAATTATTTATTAATACACATATTATTGAAGAATTTGTTTTGCTGTTGACTGAATTTTTCATAACTAATTTACAAATTGAAAACAATAGTGCTTATTGTGAAAATATATTAGAGTTCTTAATAACAATATATAACGAATTCTTTAAAGAAATAAGAATTATCAAAAAAATAGATTCTAATTTAAAACTTTATGAAACTATTAATTTACTATTGGTTAATAAAAGTAACTATATTTGTTATACAAATAAAATAAAATTCAAATTAATGGATATTCAAGATAAATATAAAAAATATATTTTGGTTTAATTTTAACAACAAATATAATAAATACAATAAATACAATAAATACAACAAATATAATAAATACAATAAATATAATTAATATAATAGTTTAAAAATACATTTATAAAAATAAATAATAATATATAAATGATTACATCTAATATTGATAGCAAAGTAGAGTATGCTATTATAAATAATATAGATAAATCTGATTTAAATCACGAAGCATTTGTATATAATGCGAAAATATATAATAAACATATAAAATTCGTTTTAGGAACACCTAGATTTGATTTTTTAAGCAATAATATTATATATTTCAATATTTATTTAGCAAATAATGGTTCGGTTGTATCTAAAATAGGTATATATGAAACTAATAATAGTGACTATACTTCATTACTAGATTCTAATGGAGATGTAGATTTAAACAAAATGTCTGAACCAATTATATTTTCTTTTGCTAAACCATTAATTATGAATAATTATGAGTTAATTGATAAATTTGAAACTATGTCTAATACAAGTGATTTTAATAGTAGCGATAATGATTCCAATATTAGTAGTATTGAAAGCATTACTAGCGATGAGGATGATGATGATGATTATGATGATGAAAAACCACAAAAACTTACAACTATAGGCTATGATTTAATGGAACTAAACAGTCAAACAAAAGAGGAAAGTGATTATGAAATGAGTAAATATGAAGAAGATCCATCACAAAAATGGGTTAATAATTATTTAAGAAGCAATAAATATGAGATACTAGATAATGAAGGAGGTGGAGATTGTTTTTTTGCTGTTTTACGAGATGCGTTAAGAAGTGTAAAAATAGATACATCGGTCAAATCAATTCGTGAAAAATTAGCAAATGAAGTTGATGAAGAAATATTAGCAACCTATAAAGAGTTTTTTGGATTATTTTATAATAGCATGAAAACATCAGAAACCAAATTAAAAGAACATAAAAAAAAACATTATACATTAAAAAAGATGATAACAGCAAGTAGTGATGGTCCCGATAAAATGAAAATGATTAGTGATGCTAAATCTAATTTTGATAGTATGTCTTCAATTAGTGATCAAAACAAAGAATTAGAAGAATTAACAAGAGAATTTGAATTTATGAAAGATGTAGAAACAATAGACGATTTAAAAAAAGTAATAATGGAAGTAGGCGGCAAATATTGGGCAGATAATTGGGCACTAGTAACATTGGAGCGATTGTATAAAGTGAAATTTATTGTACTATCACAAGACCATTTTTTAAGTGGTGAAAAAGAACTAGTGCTACAATGTTCTGAAGCTGATAAAAAATTACAAGCACAAGGTATTTTTGAACCATCTTATTACATAATGACCGATTATATTAAAGGTGTTCATTATAAGTTAATAACTTATGATAAAAATATAAAACGCGGAGCATTAACATTTAATGAATTACCATATAGAATAAAAGAATTGGTTTTAGAAAAATGTATGGAAAAAGGTGCTGGATTATATGTTTTAATACCTGATTTTAAAGCATTTGCTAATACAAATGGGGTTCAAACATCAACTATTAGTAAAACTAGTAAGTATGATTCTTTAGTAAATACTAAAACTCCTAAATCACAAGATTATAGTGATTCAATAATTATTCAAATATATAGTAAATCAAAACACGAAAAAGTAGGCGAAGGTAGTGGAGAATCTATAAAACCAGAATTAAAAACATCGAAAAATGTTTTAGAATTAAATAATAAGAAAAAGTATCCAGAATGGCGTAAAAAATTAGATAATGATTATTTAGTTCCTAATCTAGTAATTGATGGAAATAATTGGGCAAGTGTAAAACATTATATGTTAGGTTCTCGATTTAAAGAATTGGTTGACTTATATAGCAAATTTATGAAAAATGGAGAAGTTGGAACAAATAGTGAAGATGCGTTAAAATTATATAATTCTAATATAGTTAAAAAGTCTGTTAAAAGTGTAATCCTTAATGATGAGGAATTTAAAAAAATAGAGTCGGGTTTATTGGAAAAAGCATTGTATTCAAAATTTACGCAAAATGATGAATTGAGAGAAATTTTATTATTAACAGGTGATGCATTAATTAATGTTTTTAAACAAACTAAAGGAGCAAGTCCGGCATTAGAATTAATGAAAGTTCGTAAATTAATAAGTAAATAAGTATTTTTACAATATTTTTTATAACATATAATATTTTTATAATATTATATATTAGTATTTATGTATTAGTATATATTATTTATTTCATTTTGTGATATGATGCTTTGCATTTAGGATCTTTTAACGCATCTCTAAAATCCATTTTGTTGGCTCTTGAAAAATTTTTGACATGAGTTATCCACTTGCTAACTTTGCCTTTACGTGATTTTCCTTTATTCATTTTGCCTTTGCGTCTACGTCTGCCACCATTTTGTTTATCTTCTTGATCTTGATCTTGTTTTTGTTCTTGATCTTGTTCTTCTGATTCTTTTAATTGTAATTCTCCTTTTTCTTCGGCATTATCGCCGCCTCTGTACATTTTTTTCATATATCTTTTGGATTTTCTTTGCGATCTTTTTCTGGAATTTCTTTTTCCGCGTGTTCTACGTGTTTTACGTTTACCACCTAGTGAAGAATATGCTAAACCAGAGCCAGATTCATATGGTTCAAAATTTCCTTGCTCTTCTTCTGTTAAAGACGCACCAGTCATTTTATATATATATTAAATATTATAATAATTAAAAATGTTATAATATTTATTTACTTCTAAATAATTATATATTTTATTTACTTCTAAATAATTATATATTTTATTTACTTCTAAATAATTATATATTTTATTTACTTCTAAATAATTAATTTATTTACGCATTTTAAATTAAAAAAATTTATCTAATAAGTTTATAAGTTTTATGTGAATTATTCTTATTTTTACGTGTATTATTTTTATAAATTGTATGGGCACATTTTGTATATAATAAATATTCTTGAAGTAATGAATGTTTAATTTTTTTTACTTTTTCTTTAAGTTCTTTTATTTTCATAGCTGAGTCAAACTTAGTGTCTTTATAATTATTCAATTCTTCTTCTAAATCTTTTATATTATTTAATAAAACTTTTAAGTCATTATTTAAAGTTTTATATTCTTCTTTAGAATATGACGCTTTTGACTCGCTTAATGATGCTTTTTTTGCTTTATATTCACTTTTCATAGTTTTAATTTTATTTTTTAAAGAAGCAATTTGCTCCTCTACATCATTAGCAATATTATCAAATTTTTTATTTAAATAAACCGCATCTCTTAATTCTTCTGTTTCAATATGTGTCATTAATATTGGGACATTAATCATAATAGGTTGTGCAAATTGTGTTGGATCTTTTTCTCTATTTAAATAACTAATAAGTCCAGTTAATTTATTTGCCAAAAGTTTAACTCCATTAGTACTTAATATATTTTCGGATGTCATAAATTGTTTTTTAAATTCTTCTTTATTTGTAGTTATTTTATCAGACTCATGTTCTATAAAAAGATTAATTAGCGAAAATAATTCAAGAGGACTATTAGTAAATGGAGTTGCGGTCATAATTAATAATTTACACGAATCAAAACCAGATACTTTATAACTATTGCTTATTAAGTTCTCCATAATTTCCATATTTGGACGCTCTGATGCTTTTAAATCTCCGCCATATAATTTATGTGCTTCATCAATAATTATAAGTGTTTTTTTTAATATGTCTGTTGACCCATTTCTCTCAAGTAATATATCATAAATTTTGTTTTTTCCAGCCAATAAATTGCTAAATTGTTTATATGACATAGGTTCTAACCAACTTTTTGATAACAATTTTTTGCGTTCATTAATATTTTCCGGAATAATTAATCCTTTTTCAATTTCATCTAATATAATGGTGTGGCATATTTGGTCAAATATATTTTTCCAAACATCGCTCTTTAAAGTTGTTCGTGTGACCCATAATATTGAATAACCTTGTCTCTCAAAACTTGTTGTTGCTGTTGCTACGCCAGTACAAGTTTTACCAGTTCCAACTGAGTGCCATAACAAAAGTCCTTTATAAGGTGAATCAGGAGTAAAATAATGTGTTATAAATTTTTGTGTAGGATTTAATTCAATCTTATTTGTAGCATTAGCATTAGGATTATGATTAGGATTTGGTAAACATTTATTTTCTATAACCATCTTTTCCCATACAAATTCTTTAACATAATAAGTTTTTTTTATATAATCTCTCATTTTAATAAAATTAAATTTTGAAAATTTATGTTTTCTAGAAGATTTATTAGAGTTCATAGACTTAGTAATTAATTTATAAGATTGATTATGTTTTTTGCCTTCATATAATACTAATGGATATATTTTATTGTCATCATCAGCATCATCATTTATTTTTAATTCTAAAGCATTTAACTCATTTTTCATTGCTTGTAAATTTTTAGTATTTTCAATAATATCTGGAATTTTAGTATATCGTTTTGCCCATTCAAAATTTAGTTGAGAGCAATATTTATTGTCCAAATTTTTCATATAGTCACATAAAAATTGACGCTTATTTGATTTATTAGTAGTCAATAATTTGCTAGGATGCTTATATTTTTTATATACATATATCATAAAGTCGGCACTTATAGGTATATCATTTGTATTTTTTTTACCGCATTTTCCGTGACATTTAATATAATCTATTTTGAAAAATTTGGATTTAGCATTTGGATTTTTATATTTATTAGCACCACCCATTAAATAATAATCACTATTCATAAACTCATTATTTAAGTCACTAACATTATGCATATTTTGTGTTAATTCATAATCAACTGCCAACATAGGTGCTAAATTATATAGTTGTTCTGATAATGAATTCATTGCTTTATCATATGTACTATAACTTAACGTAGCATCATTATATTTTTCCATATTTTTAAATAATACTACTTCTTCGTCTCTTGGTTCATCTTCGTCATTTAGTAATGCTTTGTTAGTATATAGTGAACTACTTACAATTTCAGGCACTGTTAAATAATAATTATATACATATAAAGGCCACCCAATATTTTCTTGAAATGGCAATCCTTTTTGACCACATGTTCTTGTGGCACGCCCTATTGTTTGCTTTAAGTCGGCAATAGTTAATGAAGGTTCAAAAATATGAACGTATTTTACATCAAATAAATCAATTCCTTCTTTAAAACCGCTATCAAAAATTATTAATCTTACATTTTTTCCATTTATGTTTGCTGGACGTTCATTAAATGTTTTTAAGACTTCTTTTTTTATTTTTTCATTAAAAGTGGTATCATAAATAGTATTTGAACATAATAAAGCAAAATTTTTATAATTAGAGTTTTGAACATCTAAATATAAATTTAATTTTTGTTTTTTCCCCTTTTTTGCTTTGATTATATTATTATAACCATTTGCCTGAAATGCGGATGCTATTATTTTTGCCCCATAACCACCTTCTTTTACATCTGAAAATATAAAATGTTTGAATTTCTGACCATGGTTTACTTCATCTTGAGCATCTAGTTCTTTAATATTATTTAGTAATTGCATCATTTTAGGCGAAGCCTCTGCTAAGTCTAGATTTAATTTATTTGGATCATATAGTGATTTATCAAATTTATGATAACCAACTATTTTACTAAAATTAGCTGTTTTTCGCATACAACTAAATATTCTAGCTCTTGTGGCTCTGAATGTGCTTTTATATTTTGGGTTTTTATTTTTTTGATGTGTTTGATTATTTGTTTGATTATTTGTTTGTTTCTTTGTTTGTTTCTTTGTTTGACTTGCCGAATTACAAAATTCATTACTTTGATAGCATTCTAATATTTTGTTAAAATCATCACTATTAATAGTACCTCCTTTATCAGGATGATTTATTTTTAACCATTTTCTAGTTATAGATTTATCATTTAATTTATATTTACACATTAATTTTTTACAAGACATTTATACTTATTATATACTATAAATATTAATAATTTTAATAATACTTAAAAGAATTGAAAAAAAGAATTGAAAAAAAGAATTGAAAAAAAGAATTGAAAAAAAAAAGAATTGATAAAAAAAAATAATTTAATAATTAATTAACTTACTAAGTTATTTAATGACTTATACTTTATTAATAGTAGAATCTCCAGCAAAATGTGGAAAAATAGAAAAATTCTTGGGAACTAATTATAAAGTTATTGGTTCCTATGGACACATAACTCATCTCTCAAATTTAAATCAAATAGATTTTAAAAATAATTATAAACCAACATTTAATATTATTGATACTAAACAATCTCAAATTAGTAAAATGCGTAAAGTCATTAATGGTGCCAAAGAAGTGATTTTAGCAACAGATGATGACCGAGAAGGCGAAGCAATTGCGTGGCATATTGCCGAAGTATTTAATTTAAATATAGCAAATACAAAACGCATAGTTTTTCATGAAATTACTGAACGGGCAATTAAAAATGCTATTGCTAATCCAAGAACAATAAATTTAGATTTAGTTTATGCTCAACAAGGTCGCCAAATTTTAGATTTAATTGTGGGTTTTACTATAACTCCATTATTATGGAAACATATTGTTTCAAATAGTAAAAACGCTTTAAGTGCTGGACGCTGTCAAACACCTGCACTACGACTAGTATATGATAATTATAAAGAAATTAAAGAATCCCCTGGAAAATTAAGTTTTAATACTATTGGTTATTTTACTAGTCAAAATATTCAGTTTACATTAAATATAAATCATGAAACACATGAATCAATGAAAGATTTTTTGGAGCAAAGTAAAATTTACAAACATATGCTAACTAAGGCAAAAGAACGTGAAACTATTAAAAATCCACCGCAACCCTTCACTACATCTGGACTTCAACAAGCTGCCAACAATAGTATGCATGTTTCTCCAAAAGAAACAATGGAATTAGCACAAAAATTATATGAAAGTGGATATATTACATATATGAGAACAGATTGTAAAGTATATAGTCAAGAATTTATTGAAGAAAGTAAGATTTATATAATTGAAAAATATAGACACGAATATATTAATCCAGAAATAAATAAATTAATTCAAAGTAAGGATGCTACTAAGAATGCTACTAATGTAAAAACTACTCCAAATAATAACAACGCACAAGAAGCTCACGAAGCAATACGTCCCACATGTATTAGTGTTGAAAATTTAAACAATGAAGAAGCATTTAGTGCAAAACATAAAAAATTATACAAATTAATATGGTCAAATAGTTTAGAAAGCATGATGGCTCCAGCAGTATATAAAGTATTAGTTGTAAATATTAGTGCACCTCATGAGGCATTATACAAATATAGTGCCGAAGAAAATATATTTCTTGGTTGGAAAGCACTGCTTGGACTAGAAGAAGAAAAATATTATGACTATTTAAAAAATATTAAAGAAGATGTAATAATTTATAAAAAAATTACTTGTAAACAAACACTTAAAGAATTAAAATCACATTATAGTGAAGCGCGTTTGGTTCAATTATTAGAGCAAAAAGGTATTGGTCGTCCATCTACATTTTCATCATTGCTAGAAAAAATTCAAGAACGAAATTATGTAGTTAAGCAAGATGTAGAAGGAAAAAAATTAGAAGTTATAGATTATGTACTAGTAGAAAATAACATTGTTACAGAAAAAGGAACAAAGGAGTTTGGAAATGAGAAAAATAAATTAGTAATAACACAAATAGGAATATTTGTAATCGAATTTTTGATTAAACATTTCAATACTTTATTTGACTATACTTATACAAAAACTATGGAAGATGAATTAGATAATATAGCACATGGAAAAAAGAAATATTATGAATTATGTGATGAATGCAATAGTTTTATTACTTCGTTAATAAATTCCCAAAATTTAATTATTAAAAGTGATTGTACTTTAGAAAATGGAGAGAAATTAGAGAAATTAACTATAAAAATAGATGCCAAACATACATATTTAATAGGGAAAAACGGACCAACAATTAAATTTGCTAAAGAAGATGGAAGTCTAGGGTTTTATGGTGTTAAAAAAGATATAAATATTGAAAAACTTAAAGAAGGTGGTTACAAATTGGAAGAACTAATTGAAACCAAAGAAGAAACTACTAAATTGTTGGGTGTTTATAATGAAGAAAATGTATATTTAAAAAATGGAAAATTTGGTTATTATTTGGAATGTGGACAATTACGCAAATCTCTCAAAACAATTAAAATAAATGTTCCTTATAAAGAAATAAAAATAGATGATGCTCTAACATTATTAAAAGATTGTGATTCAGAAACTAATGGACTAGTTCGTAAAATATCAAATGATCTAGCAATTAGAAAAGGTAAATTTGGAGATTATTTATTTTATAAAACACCAACTATGAAAAAACCACAATTTCTAAAATTAAACGAATTTAATGATGATTATAAAAATTGCTCTTTAGAATTTTTAAAATCATGGATTAAAGAAAAATACAACTTATGAAATCCAAATAATAAGTATACTATTTGTAAACGCATTTATTCTAAATCTATAGATTGATTTATAACTGAAAACATTATTATAATGGAAATTAAAAATATTACAAATAGTGTTTTATTTTTTTTGTATAAATAGAAAAAATTTTGTCTCATTTATAATAGACATATATTAAAAAACATTAAAAATAATATATATAAATAATATTTATCTATATTATAATGTGGAAAGCACTAATACTTAGCGGAACAATATTATTAGCATTAGATTTAACATATTTGTTTTTATTTAAAGATTTTATGATGTCTGTAATAAGTAAAGTTCAAAAAACAGAATTAAAAGTTAATATAAAATCCGCATTAGCTTGTTATATAATATTGGTTTCTGGATTATATTATTTTATTATTAAAAAAAATGCATCTCCTAAAGATGCATTTTTATTAGGTGTTCTTATAAATGGGGTTTATGAAACAACTAATTATGCTTTTTTCAAAGATTGGTCACCATTATTAGTGCTATTAGACACATTATGGGGCGGAATATTACTCGCTACAACCACAATTATATATAACAAAATTACCATGTAAATCATCTGCTAGTAATAGTCATAGTTGTTGTACTAATATTTTGATAACGTGCTTGATTCCAATAATCAAAGGCGTTACTATAAAGAGTTGCGTAACCAATTCTAGCATTTTCGCGAAATAGTGCTTGATTTAAAGAATCATAATCATTATTGTTGTTGTTATTGTTATTGTTATTATCACTAATAGTATTAGCATCACTATTTATAACATTAGCATTACTAATAGTATTAGCATCACTATTTATAACATTAATAGTATCATTTATAGGATAAGGTTCGTTATTTATAAGAACACCACTACTATCATAAACTCTTCCGTAATGTTGTGCTAGAATTCTAGTGATTTCGACTTCATTATTATCTAGCAAATTTTCACGTAATCTGTTTTGGTTTCTTTGATTAATAGGTTCTCTAACGCTACTAGGTGATTGATTTGATGAATTATGTATATTATATAAACGTTGTAGTCCATTTACTAATCTTAAATATGTATGCTCATCAATAGCGGAAGAAATAGTGTCTAAATCATCTATCATAGTATGCATTGTTGATAAAAATTCTTGATTTTGTTCTGTGTTAATACTATGTCCAGTCATATTATGTTAGTTTAAATGTACTAATTATTGTTTTTATAAAAAAAATAGTTATCAATTTTTTTATCATTTATCATTTTTAAATTTTTAATCGTATGTAATATTGCCATCATAATCTATTTCACCGACAAAGCTCATGCTCGCGTTATCCCTTCTCTGAGCGCCGCTTCTATCCAATGCATACTATGATTGTTTTGATTATTTGGATTATCACTATTTACATGATAAACATAAGTATTTACAGGATAAGCATTTATATGAATACCACTAATGTCATTAACTCGTTCATAATGTCTTATTAACGCGCTACTAATATTTTGGGCTATATTATTTTCTTCATTAAATATTTGAGGTTGCTCATGGATCCGAGTATCTCTGTTATTACTCGTATTTGCTTGTGATCCTGAATTGTGTATATTATATAAGCGCTGTAGTCCATTTACCAATCTTAAATAAGTGTTCTCATCAATGTTGGGAGAAATAGCATCTAAATCATCAATCATAGTATGCATAGTTGATAAAAATTCTTGATTTTGTTGTGTGTTAATAGTGTGACTTGTCATTGATTTAGTATAAATATTAATAAATGTTATAAACAATATTAAAAAATAGTTATCAATTTTTTTAATCATTTTTATCATTTATCATTTATCATTTATCATTTATCATTTATCATTTTTTAAATTTTTAATCATCTGTAATTGACAAGTCAATATTATTAGGAGATATATCTACTCCCCCTTTTTTTGGTATAGGAGTTAATACAATATTTTCTACATCATTATCCAAATCTATTTGTATTAATTTATCTCCCTTAACTTTTGCCAATGTCGATGAACTTTCTATAAGTTTTGTATATATATTATAACTCTTTTCTAAATAATCTTTTGCGGGAATCGGTCTATTTGCTTTGTCTAAACTTAATGTCTTATATATATCAATACCTAATAAGTAATAATCACGCTGACTTATCATATCATTTTCTAATCTTTTTTGTATACCTAAATATAACTCAATACTACCTATTATACCACAAGTTAAAGCTATTAATGAATTTGTTAAACTAATTGTTCCTTGATATATATATGGTTGAAGACCTACAGCAAATATGCTATTTATACCATTTAATATAATCACTGGCATTCTGTAATATTTGAGTGATGATTGTAATTCAAAATAGCGTTGTTTATGTAAATTGCTCAAAATAACACAATTTATTCTAATATTATCTAATACCTTATCAATATCATCGCTCCAATCTGTCATTTCTATAATATATAAATATTTTATATAAATATTTTTGTTAATTAAAATAGATTTTGTTAATTAAAATTGAAATATGTTATAAAATTATAAAATTTATAATATTATAAATAAACGCATAACTATGAGTATTACATTGATTTATGGACCAATGTTTTCTGGTAAAACTACAAAATTAATTGAACTTTATAGAACAACAATGACCAAAAATAAAAATTGTATTGCTATTAATTATGAATTAGATACACGTTATGGTAAAAATAAAATTATTTCACACGATGGATTAGCTATAGATTGTTATAGTATTACAAATTTAGATGATTTTATTAAAAATAGTCCAACAAAAGAAGTAATTGCTAACGCAGATTATATTTTTATAAATGAGGCCCAGTTTTTTGAAACAATATTTACAAGTGTTTTATATTTAAATGAAACATTAAGAAAAAATGTTATATTATGTGGTCTTGATTTAGACTATAAGCGGCAAAAATTTGGCACAATGATGGAACTATTACCCAAATCAAACACTATATTTAAAATGACTGGAAAATGTGCTAAATGTGGCGGTGCGTCTTGTTATAGTCATCGGATTGTTAATAATGCTAGTTATTTTCAAATTTTAATAGGAACTAGTGAATATATTCCATTATGCGAAACTTGCTATATTAGAGAAAACAATCTTTAATTTAAAAATTTATGATAAAAAATTTATGAGTTACAAACTTTATATGGAGTTCTGACTTCATAATTATTCATTTCATTACGAATTTGATTAATTTCTAGCGATAAAGAAACATTAAAATTGTGAAAGTCAACTAACATACCATTATGATATCTAAATTTTAATTTAAATTTAGCTATTTTATCAATTGGTGGTTGATAATAACTAATGTTTTCAAAATATCCATCATTTACTAAACCTTTATTGTCTTGAAATGGATAAATAGGAATTTTAGCAAATGCCGAATTTACTATACCTGAATTGGCATTATTATAATTATAATATAAGAAAGGTTTGATTTCATCACATTTATTGTATTTTTCTAATTCAATGTATATACATTTATTATCTTCTAAATCGCTTGGATTAGGAGAAATTAATTGTTGATGAGTATAATTATTATCAGGAATACCATAAGAAGTATATTTTATTTTATCAAAACCCAAAATATAACCTAAACCCCAATTGCTATGTTGAGCATAAACATCTGTTTTATAGTTATCTTTAGCACAATTATAGTTATTAGGTAAATCAAATCTAAATGTAAATGCTGTTCCATCAGTTTTATTAAATAAAAAAGTATATTTGCGATTAATTGGGTTATAAGAAATATCAAAGTGATTTTTAAAGTCATCATTTATTAATTTAAATTTAGTTTGTAAAGTATCTTTTAATTGACTATAATTATAATAACCATCATCTAACTTAATTTCATGTTGCACGCCCGATAGTTCAATTATCATCTTATTTGTTCGCAATTGGTCGCTTATATTATAAAAAAAATTAGGCAACATAATACTTGATAGTCGTAATGATTCAACATTAGTATAATTTTGAGGACAATTTATTTCAAATTCTGAAGCACTTGGCCAACGTTCAATATCTCGATCATTACTATCAATAAATAATACCTTTCTGTCTAAAACAAAATTATGACTTATCTTTATTAATGGATGATTATGATTCATAGTATATATTTTATAGTTATATTTATAAAATATATATTTATTTAATAACTTATATTTACAAATATTTATAATTTTTAAAAATTATAAGTATTAAGTAATAATATTAATATATATTAATATATATTAATTACATATAATTATGTCTACATCCGAACTCGAATCTTCAAGGAAAGACAAAGCACAAGGTATATTTGGATTTGGTTTATCTAATAATAATCATTTGGATTTACTAAATATTGTAGTTTTAGCTTGTATAGGAATTATTATAAAATTATTTTTTTCTGAAAATTATACTAAATTAGGAAATATGGGTCCTGCGTCATCTACAATATGGGGTTATGGTTTAACAGCTATTGCACTAAGTATTATGGTATTTATGGGAGTAAATATGTCAAATAAAATATTTAAAGCTGAAAAAGAAATAACTAAAGATGCTAATTTTATAGGAATTTCACTTTTAAACACACTTCCTATTGTTCTAACTTTATTTGTAATTATGTATACAATATTTTTAAATTTTTCATATTTTACTAGAATAAATACTGATAAAGTTACACGCGATTATCACACATATTCATTTATGTCATCATTTTTAATAATAGTTCAAATAATTTTAATAAGTACATATTTATTTAATAATATTTTAAATGACAACAAAAGATCAGATATTGCTAATAAAATAGAATTATCTAAAAACATAACATATGTATTGTGTGTTATTAATTTTATATTTATATTAATGATTCATATTAGTTTAGCATTTTTTTCAACAGATGAAGTTCAACTCAAGTAAATTTTATATATTTATTTGCAATAATAATTTTAAATGTTAATCCTATATTTTCTTTTGATTCCCATATACCAGATATTTTTAATATAAATTTGTTATTTTTCTCATCTAAAGTATTAACATATTTATAATTATTAAATTTCTCAATATCGTCAAATAATGAATATTTGAAATATTGGTTTTCATGTAATTCTTTAAATTTATATAATTTTGTTTTTGAATTATTAATTAAATTTAATAAATATTCTTCTAATTGATTAAGTTTGTTAAAAACACTATCATTAGTTGTATTTTTATTAAATAGTGCTTTATCATTTTCAAGTATTACATTATTTAATTCAAATAATATAAATATACTAGTTAATACTACTATATTTGTAGAATATAGTAATTTATAAAAATAATTGTATTGTAGCACACTATTTTTTATTGGTTCATTAATTATTATAGCATTATAATCAATAGTCTTTAAATTTTCACAAATCATATTATAAAATTACTACACTTAATAAAAATACTAATTATAGTTTTATATATTAACAATAATTCATTTAAAAATGTATTATAGTTTTTTAAATATTTAAAACTATTATTACTAATTATAATTATTAATAAATATTATAAAATTATGAATTTAAAAAAAAATTATATTGAAATTATAAATGAAAATAGTGACTATAATTTTAATAAAGAATTATTACAAATTTTAAAAACTAGTGTAAATAGTGTAAATAATGACAATAATGACAATGTAAATAATGTAAATAATGACAATGTAAATAATGTAAATAATGACAATTTTACTAATTATATTTTTTATGGACCTTCGTGTTCATATAAATATAAAAATGCGTTAAAACTTTTACAACATTTTAGTCCAAGTAATTTAAAATATGAGAAAAAATTACATATTAATTTAGTAAAAACAGATTTTTATATAAAAATTAGTGATATACATTATGAAATAGATGTAGAAAATTTCATATACAATAGTAAATCTTCTTGGAATGATATATATACTATTATATATAATTCTATTGCTTCATCATGTAATAAAAAAGGATATATTGTTTTTCGTAATTTTGATAAAATTAATTATGATTTGTTAGATTTACTATATAATTATATGCAAAAAGAGTTATTTTCATCTTTAACTATTAAATATATTATTATAACAGAAAGTATAAGTTTTATACCACACAAAATAATAAATATGTGTAAAGTTTTATATTTTTCAAAATTAAACAAAAAAACTATACAGGGATTATGTAATAAAAATAACAAACAATTTTTAAAATATTTAACTACAAATAATACCAATAATACTGATTTAATAAAACAAATATGTCATAAAGTAAATAACCCAAATATTTTTAGTCATTTAGATATTTCAAATAATTTACAATTTATTGAGCATTATAAATCTATATGTGATACATACATAGAACTTATAACTAGTATTAATTATAATATTAAAAATATTCGCACTTTATTATATGATATATTAATATATCATTTAAATTGTCATGAATGCTTTTATTATATAATAAAAACACTAATACAAAAGGAATTAATAGCCAATAATAAAATAAACGATTTAATTTATAATAGTTTAGTTTTTTTTAAAAATTATAACAATAATTATAGACCTATTTTTCATTTAGAAAGTTTTACATTATATTTAATAGAGTTGATACATGAAAATAAATGAAGCCATTGAGATTTTAAATATTGCAAATTATAGTATTTATAATATTAAAAATATTAGTCATAATGAATTAAAAAAACATTATCACATACAATGCTTAATATATCATCCAGATAAAAATATTAACAATGAAAAAGCAACATTAGTTTTTCAAAATATAAATGAAGCATATAATACTTTAAAAGAATTAATAAATATTAGCAAAGATGATTGTACTTTTGATGATATAAATAATAATACAAATGATTATAATTATAATTATTATATTTTAAATTTTATTAATTTTATTACAAAATATTACTCAAATAATAGTGATTCTATTAATTTGGAAGAAAATATTAATAATATTAAGCATTATGCCAATAGTCACATTCAAAGTATTTTAATAAATTTGCTTGATAATTTTTCTATAGTTATTTTAGAAGATTTATATATTTTTTTGTTAAAATACAAAAAAGAGTGTGTTTGTGAAAATAATACATTATCACATACTATTATAACAACTATTAAAACAATATTACAAGAGAAATTATCTAAATATAATATTTATATTTTAACACCTAATATTGTTAATTTACTTAATAGTGATGTTTATAAACTAACAATTAATGATGATATTATTTATATTCCTTTATGGCATAATGAATTAAATTTTGAAAATAATATTATAAAGATTGACCCTTTATTAGATAGTAATATACTATTAGATAATGATAATAATATTCATTATACTTATACTAATACATTTAATAACATAATAGATTTATTAAATAGTGATACTAATATAACTATTAATATTGAAGATCATAGTTTTAATATACTTATTAACAAATTAACATTTAGCAAATACCAAATTTATAGTATAAAACATCAAGGATTAGCTAAAATAAATACTAATAATATTTTAGATAATAGTTGTAAAAGTGACATAATTTTTCATATTTATTTATCATAATAAGTAATAATAATAATAATAATAATAATAATAATAATAATAATAATAATAATAATAATAATAATAATAATAATAATAATAATAATAATAATAATAATAATAATAATAATAATAAAAAATTTATAAAAAAAATATGAATTTTTTATTATATACAAAATATGCTTATGCTATGTTATTTTTAATTTTTATTTATTTAATCAAATTCTTCTTTATTTAATTGACTTCTTTTTTATTCGTCAGACTTCTTCTTTACAATGCGTTTCTTTTTTGGAGCATCTTCAACATCTACTTGCTTGACTTCTTCCTTTACTTCTTCCTTGAGCTCTTCCTTTACTTTCTCTTGTACAACTTCATCATCATCGCTGTCAGGAACTTCTGTGACACTTGAAACCATCTTTACTGGTTCATCATCATCATCATCATTTACATGCGCAACCAGCTTTTCCTTATCTTTTTCAGATAATACAATATGACACTTTCCACTTAGACTAGTCTTTGGTTTAACTACTGTTTGAAATAATTTCCATGTAACACCAAACTTTCCATTCGCAACCCAAATACCACCGCATTTAATAATTGTTGCTACACTTGAACCCTTAACAATAAAATCTGTAATAGAATTATTATCATCATTTGGAAATAGTAACTCTTGAGATTCGCTATAAATTTCAAGTCTATCATTACCATCCTTAAATACACCTTCCCAATAAGGAAGTTTAACTTTTAATGATGGAGCACGAGAATGATCAGGTTCTTCGGTTGCTTTGTCCCTTGGATATTTTAGCATAGGACTCCATAGTGCGTCAACAGCATCTGAACTCATTTTAGGCTTGCCTAGCCATTCTTTACAATTAGTAATTACATCGCTCTTAATACGAGTTTCAAGTTCTTGCATATTCTTAAGAAACGCACTACATTCTGGATTATCATATTCTTGATTAGGAAATTGAAGTGCCATATCAAATGTCTTTTTTCCAGTTTTGTCATCTGTATATTCATTAACACCCCATGTTAACATAAGAGGTGTACTAACATATAGTGACTTCATGTTATGCTTGTTAAGAATACCAATAGACTTGCCGTTATTGGCATTTAACTTGGGCTTCGTATACACAAAATCAGTGGAAGCATTGAACGCAGCACCAGATACAATAGTTGCCATATTAAGTTTATAATATATTAATAATTATATTGTTATTTTTTTAAATCAATTTTTTTTTTTATTTATTTTTCATTTATTTTTATTATTTTATTATTTTATTTTTATTTATTGCTAATAATTATTATGTATAAAAAATAAATGTAAAAAAATATTTTTACTTACAAATTTTTATATTATACTTTTTATTAATTTATTAATGGTGCTATTAACATTGCTGCATAATATGGTGTAGGAAGAGCAACTAGAAACCAAATCAATGGTACTATTTTGGGTAGCAACATATACTCTAAAGCGTATTTAATACTAATGAACATATTAAAAATTAAAACATAAGCAATCATAATTATAAACGCATTCTTTGCTAAATTAATAATCATGATTAGAACTTGTGATTAGAACTTGATTTAAAATAAAAACTAAAATATTTTTGTTTTCAATTTTTTATTTATATTTTAATATTTAACGCATTATTAAGTATTAAAATAATTATAGATATTTTTACATTTTTACATTTTTACATTTTTA